TGCTATCAATCCGCAATACAGTTTCTCTGCGGTTGTGTCAGAATGGACTCCGTTGAATGGTGCCGTAGGCGAGTTGGCAACAGCAAGTGTTTCTTGGCCTATCAGCGGCGCAATTACAAAGACAACATCATAAAAAACTAAGGGGGAAATAAAATGGATGGATTATTCATAAAGGTAAAAACAAACGATGGTACAGATGCAACTTTCCCGTTGCGCCCAAGAATCATCGTTGACTTTGAACAAAAGTATGGAAAAGGACTCGCTAAACTTATCGGCGAAGAACAAAAGCTAGAGCATATCTACTATTTGAGTTGGCTCGCGCTTAGATCAAACGGAAAAGTTGTGAAGCCTTTTGGCCCCGATTTCTTGGATACACTCGAATCTGTATCTTTGGACACAGACCCAAATTTCGAATCCACAGAGACAGCCTGACCTATTCAATAGCAGCAGTTTCTGTGGAGACAGGCATATCTCCAATCGATTTGCTTGATGCTCCTGATGGCATACTTGAAGCAATAGTCATATACATGAAAGAACGAGCGAAGGCGCGAAGCAAGTAATGGCGGAAATCAATTACAAAGTTGTGATGCAAGGCTTGACCGAAAACATCATCGCTCTTGAACGCTTCGCGCCTGACCTCAAAAGAGAATTGAACAAAGAAATTCGTGGCATTCTTGCACCGATTGTTCTTGAGGCAAAAAGTTATCTTCCAAGCAATGACCAAATCCATCCTTCAGGATGGGCAAAAGGTGGGTTCAAACGCTTCAATGGCATTGGGCCGTTAGCACAGGATCAAACTCGTGGTTTTATCGCATACGATGCTGAACGAGCTAAAGCAGGAATCAAACAAACTGCTGCAACTACCAAAAAGAACGGCACAGGTTTTCGGAACACTTATGGAGTTGTTCAACGCGACCCAGGTGGAGCAATCTTTGAAACGGCAGGTCGAGGAAGTGCGGCATCACGCTCACGAAGCAAGACAAGCCGTTCACGGAATCCACAGGCTTCACAACACTTTATCGGTGTGATTCAAAGAGAGCATGGCACATTGCCAACTGCTCGCGGTGAAGGTAAAGATAAAGGTCGCGCACTCATAAAAGCTGTTGATAACAAAAGATACAAAGCATTGCAAGGAATTCGTGAGGCAGTTGAAAAAGCCTCTGCAAAAGCACAGGCACGCGTTGATGCCGCAGTCAATCAGAGAGAGGTGTAAATCGTGGCAATTGTTGAGCGGATTATCACCGTCTATAATGACAAAGGTTCAAAGCAAGCGGTCAAAGACCTCAAAGGTCTTGAGAAAAATTTTGCCAATGCAGGAAAAAAGATTGCAAAAGCATTTGCAGTTGCAACAGTTGCCGTGGGTGCATTTGCGGTCAAAACAGGTGTTGATGCTGTAAAAGGTGCAATTGAAGATCAAAAATCACAAGCACTTCTTGCCAATTCTTTGCGTAACACCACAGGTGCAACCGATGCTGCGATCAAAGCTACTGAAGAATATATTTCTAAGCAACAAATGTTGGTTGCCGTATCTGACACAGAACTTCGTCAGAGCCTTATCACCCTCACCACGGCAACAGGTGATTTGACACAGGCACAGGCTCTTCAAAATGTTGCTCTTGATACCGCAGCCGGCACTCAAAAAGATTTACAGACCGTTTCCTTAGCAATTGCAAAGGCATACAATGGCAACATTGGCGCACTCACAAAACTTGGCGTGAGCATTGACAAAACAATTGTAAAAAATAAAGATTTCAAAGGCGCAGTTGATGCCTTAACAAAAGCATATGGTGGAGCTGCAATCACCGCAGCAGATTCTCTTGAAGGCCAACTGAAAAAATTGGGTCTTGCTTATGATGAAATCCTTGAGACTTTAGGGTATGCCCTTCTTCCGGTCGTTCAAGAATTTGCAGAATACATTGTCGCAAATGTGCTTCCGGCACTTGAGACATGGGTCAACACAAACAAGGATGAACTTGCAGCAGGTTTAGAAGGCTTAGGCACAACACTGATGCAGGTTGGCAAGTTGTTGGCAGGATTCTTCAAAGTAATTTCCGAGAATTTGGGTGCGGTAAAAGCATTTGCAGCAATCTTTGTTGGCGCAAAGTTGGCAACAGGTATTTATGGCGTTGTGACTGCAATCGGTCTTTTGCGATCAGCTTTTGTCAAGCAAACAGCAGCAGCAACCGCCGCAGGTACGGCAACCGCGTTTGCCACAGGCGGTGCTTCGGCAATCGCAGCAGCAGCAGCCATTGGCGGTTTTGTTGTTGCAGCAGGTGCAGCATATGTTGCAATCAATAAACTGACAGATGCAACCGATAAGGGTGCAGAATCAACTCAAGCATACAATTCACATTTGAGTGAACTCAACGAGTTTGCAAAGCAGTTTGCAGCAGCCAATGAAAAGAACAGAAAAGTCGTTGTCAAGACAACAACAGACACGACAAAACTGACCGCTGCTGAAAAGAAAGCCGCTGAAGTTCGTGCTGCAATTAAAAAAGCAGGTCTTGACAAATTTGGCATCAAAAATGTCTCAGATACAGACCCAATTCAGCTTGAAGCAGCACGCCTGAATCTTCTGAAGCAAAACAACCTAGAAGAGCAACGCAAAATTGCAGCAATCATTGAAAACATGAATGCTCAAATGAAGGCGAATCAAGCACTTGAGCGATATGTTGATTTGCTTGGAGTCGTTGCTGATCAAGTTATTTCAGATCAAGAAGTCATCCTTCTTGCCGGCAAATGGGGAATCAGCGCAGACAAAGTTGTTGCTTACACAACCGCCATTTTTGCAGTCAATGATGCAAAACTTTCAACAGAAGAAATTGATCTGCTTGCAAAGCAATGGGGAATCACCAAGAAACAAGCAGAGATGTATCTTGACTTTTTCAAATACATCAACGATGGCAAACTAGATCAGAGCGAAGTCAATGCTTTGATGGACAAGTGGGGTCTGACTAACAAAGAAGTTGGAGACTACGCAAAGAAGATTTCCGAAGGTGTAACTCCATCGGATTTGTGGCCGACACCTGGAAACCAAGCAGCGCAGTCTTGGAAAGATGCTCTTGCAGCTTTGAATGCTTATATGTTGGCAGCAGGAACAAAACTTTCACCTACAATGCCACCACCACCGGTCGTGCCACCAACACCTGCACAAATCACGGCAGTTGCCAAGAAACTTGAATCTTTTGAAGGATCAGCAGCAAGTGCCTTTGGAACTTTGACGACAGCAGAAAAAGCAGTATTGGGTGGGTACAAACCATTTGTGGGAGCAGAAACAAGTATCAGCGCCCCAACAATTTCAGCACCATCAACTGTTGGATTAGGCACATCAGGAACAGGTTCACAATTACCACCTGGCGTGACAATCAATGTTTATGGAAGTGTGACAACAGAGAACGACTTGGTTACAACTGTTCGAAACGGTTTGCTTCAAGGACAAAATAACGGTCAAGCAATTCTGAAATCTGCGGTGACAATCTAATGGCTATGCCTACACTTGGCGTTGCAGTTGACTTTGCCAACGGCCCTGCCTTCGGCAATCCTCTCATTTTGGGAGACACTTCAACGCCGCTTGGCGTGGGCATCCTGGCAGATACGGCTTCAGATGTTGTTGATGTTTCTGACATCACCCTTCGGGCTTCAATTCGCAGAGGCAGAAACAGAATCCTGAACAAGTTTGAAGCAGGAAGTGCAACTGTTACTCTTGAGGATACAAACGGCGATTGGGTGCCAACAAATACCTCATCGCCCTACTATGGCAAACTCGTACCTCTTCGCAAAATCCGCATTTGGGCAGATTACAATTCAGTTCGCTATTACCTATATTCAGGCTATATCACGAGCTATGACACAAACTTTCGAGTCGGTGTTGAATCAGTCTCAAGTGTGACCTTGCAATGCGTGGATGCATTCCGTCTTTTCTCCAATGTTTCGATTTCAACGGTGGCAGGAACTTCGGCAGGGCAGACAACAGGTGAGCGCATGAATAACCTGCTTGATGTTCCAGCCTTCCCAACTTCGATGCGCGTGATTGATACAGGCGACAGCACAGTTCAGGCAAACCCAGAAACTGACCGCGATCTGCTTACTGCTTTACAGGAAATCGAAAACAGCGAATTCGGCGGTTTCTACATTGACCCTGAAGGCAACGCCACATTCCTGTCT